CAATACGAATGTCTTTTGCTTTTGCCATTATTTTTTACTCCATTTTTTGCGGTGTTTATTTACCACTTCTTTTGTCTTAACATCTTTAATGGACTTTTTGCCATACCGATCTGCGAGTGGACTATTTGGATGTGCCTCTGCCGCTTTTGCAAAAACTTCATCTAAACCACCACCAGCCTTTACACCACCACTACCTAGTCCACCAACAATTGCTGGGGCAGTGATCAATCTTTCTAAGTGGGGATTATTTTCTTTGAACTTGTCTAGTTCTTTCCAACTCATAAAATGAGTTTCCACATCACCACTATCTTTATTTACAAAATCATAATTTGGCATTATCTACATTCTCAGTTAATTCTTTGATCCTATTTAGTAGTGCATAATAAGATGCAGTCATCTCTTTAAGGTCATGTTTTAGTGCTTCGTTTTCTGCTGTCAAATTTGCAACCTTTGCCCTAAGTTCAGGCAGTTCGTAATCCCACTTGCTCATACCAATTCGGTGCTCCTCTTTTAGTCCATTTCGCCAAATGTTGTTTGTACTTTATATAGTAATTTCGATAAGAAATAACTGAACATACATCTTTAACATCATCAGGCATTGCTGGAGTTGGTTGTGTGAATTCTCCTTCTGGAATATTCATAGGAGGCAGTGCAAGTGCCTCGTGCAATTTACGGTAACTCTCATGTGGTACATCTTTGTTGTAACGATACATAAACTCATCGTTTAGATGTGTCCACAATTCATAGAGGTATTCATAGTTCGCTCTTGATTGTCGAACCCAAATACCACTAGGATGATTTACATGAGAGGCCTTGTATAGAACTTGTTCAAGATTAGAATTCAGTTTCCATCGTTTAATCTTGCGTCCATTTGCAGTCTTACCATAATACTCTTCACCATCCAACACACGATGTGCAGTAGACATAAGTTGAGCATATTCAATAATCATTTTACTTGCATGACTATCAACGTGCATCTTTGCACACTCATCGACATAGTTACTCAAATAAAATATGTTCATCGTTCCCACCTATAAAAGATATGATCTTCAATTTCGATAGTTTTGGTTTTCGTCTTTGCCCATGCTGGTTCTACATAATCTGCGTGATAATGTGTTGCACCATCTGTTACATCCAATAGTGTTATTGTACCATTAACTAGTCCAGATGTAAAGAGAAAAATATTATCAAATGTTTCCATATCATTAATACGATCTGATTTACCATCACAATACCAACTGAACTGGCATCTGTGTTTAATAGGAATCATAACCGTCTGATCCTTCCAACTTGGTCTTGATGGGCCTTCTTTGACAACCTCACAAACCGTATTAGGAAAACGTGGATCTGATACACGATTAAGTGTTACAGACATAACTGCCATCTGTCCAACTTTGGGTTGATTTCGTGCCTCGTGATATACATTCTCTGCGAGACAGTATGCCTCATCAGCCAGAAAGGAGTCAACAGAACTATCTGTCGCTCCCTGTACTGGTGATGTTGCAACTATTAACGAAAAAATCAGTTCATTCAACATTATTGTGTCAATACCTTCATGTTGTTTTCTGATTCGATGGCATCGTTGTCATGTTGTTCATTGACAGATTCATCAAGTTCTTGCCATGCTTTGGTAGAACGAATCTTTGAAAGAAGCATTCTGTCTTTTCGCAGACGATTCATAATAATCTTATTCGCCTCTTTATCAGAATACTCTAACAGAACATAGGCACGATACTTAGGCCCATTAGAAACAATTTCTGTTTCTGTAACACGATACCCAGCAACATCAACATCTGCAATGATGTTCTTTGTTGCCTTCTCTACTTCAGACATTACTGATGCAGTTTCTTCATTACCAATCTTTGCAACGAAAGATTTGGTTTGAGAACGAACACGACCATTGATTCGGTCAGCGAGTGTAGTCTTTGCATTCAATACCGCAAGATCAATAGACAACTGTAAGTCTGTAGTTGCTGATGTTCCTGTGGAATAGATTGCAGTTTCGCTCTCTGGCATTTTCTTGAACCAATCAGGCATAACCTCAATCTGTTCATTCACTACCTTTGATTTATAGACATATGTTTCTGTGTCTACTACAGCATTTGGTGGAACAGTCATCGCTGTCTCCACTACTTTATTGGAACTACAAGCACCAAGCATTGCAATCGCTCCAAGTAACATGACTTTTTTCATTATTAAACCCCTTCCAGTAAGTCCACTAAGTCATCACGAATGCCGGACTCTACAAATATATCAGAGAGTACCGACCCTATCTGTGGGTAATATGTTATCAAAACAATACCCAACACAATTCCAATTATAATTTTACCCATTAGTAACAGTCCGTTCCACCAGTATTCCAGTTTGCATAACACTTGCCTGGTTGTTTGCCATTATTAAATCCAATTGTAAAACCACCAATATTGATAGTTTTATTTCTATTTGGTATATACTGTATCACAGGAGCCTGTGTTGTGTCAATAACTTTTTCAGTAATAACTGGAACGCCCTCTTGTATTACACTTTCTTGCGGCAAAGATTCGACAACTTGTACATTTTCTTGCGACTTAGTTGAACAGTTCATCTCTGTCTTTGCAGATAGTATCTCTGGTGATACTTGAGAAATAATAGACTTCTTAGCGTTCACTGTGGCACTGTCACAAGCATCGTTCTCAGTCATATCAGGCCCGAACACATAAGAACCCTCAGCGGGGTAGGTCTGTCCATTAATGGTGACATCCATAGACATTACACACTTACGAGTGTCCTCAACATATGGAAACACATTTCGTTCAATATTCTCTGTCTTTTCGATTTGCTGTGTCCAGTTAGTTTGAACATCCTTCACATAATCACATGGTGTATCGGCAACCGCATAATTACAACTTGCAAGTCCTATTACACCAAATGTTCCAATAACAAATTTATTTACCATTCAACCAATCTCCTACTACCTCAACAGGGCATCTGTTTTGGTATTTACACATTTGATACAATTGAGTGGAAGTTTCTATTGCTGAACATCCACTCAATGTTATTATAACAACCATACTAAAAAGGTATCGTATCATCTGTCATCTCAAAACCAACTAGATTCTGTGATACAGATTTGTTCCAATCCCAAGTAGCACCACACTCCTCTTGAGCATTCTCAATAACCTCACCGGCATAACTACCGAATGACCAACCAAACTTTTCGATGGCCTTCTCAATAATTACCTTTGGTGATTCCATTAACTCACCATCACTAGAATAGAAGTCATAAACAAAATCTTCTACATCCATCATCATATCTTTCACTGCACCCATTATATACTCCTCTGTTCAAAAAGGGTTTCCACTAAATTCTCTACCATCTCATCAATGATAGTATTTCCAGAAATTCCAGCCCTATCCACTGCATTCTGAAACTCAGCAATTGTCATTGATTCTACCTCATCAAGAATAGAATCTTTGACTTGTTCATTCACTAGGTTACTCATTATACAATCTCCTCAAAACCAGCAAACGCAACTTTATACTTCTTAGTTCCCATCAAAATCTGATCACCAACTGAAGTAGAACGAATGCCCATTCCATCAACAATCTCACCCATAACAGTTACATCATCATTACCATCTTCTGGCATCTTCAATGACCAACTATCAAAGATGTTCTGTGTCCAACGGTATGCATACTCTAGAGCATCATTACCAGTACGTTCACCAACATCTACAAACGCAACAGTGCGTGGGGTTTCTTCAAACGCAGTGTGAATTACAGCAACTTGTTTCATAATATATTCTCCTCTTTTCTCACTCTACATAGTTATAATAACAAATAGTCAATAGTTTGTCAAGAACTTTTGTAATATTTGTTGTAAATTATTTTTATTTTATCTAACTCTGGATGTTTGTGTATCCACTGGCCAGTAGAAGGATTGAATTCCGTCTTGAAGAAATTATCCATCTTTTCATTGCCTGTAGACTCATTCACCTTTATTTCTCTACAAAGACTATCAAAGTCTGCATCACTCATAATCGAATCATCTTCCATTTCGTATGCATATGCAGCGACTGATAATTTAATTCTATTTCTTATTTCTTGATTAATCATTAGAAACCTTTTTCACTTCTACTTTTCCATTGTGTATTTTCTGTAATCTTTCAAGTTCTGAAATTGTGGTTTCATCATCTAACCAATATTCAACTTCTCCATCTGGATAAGTAACTTCTAAATAAACTTCTTTCATATTTTTCTCCATTATAATATATCTGCATCCCAAACTAACTGAGCAAGTTTATCTTGCATTCTATAGGCCTCTTTCTCCCAAGGCAAATCATAGTAGTTAGTTCCTTCTGGAATCACTTTCTTTTTCCATTTTACACCATAACAATCCATCTCATTTCTGGCATACTGTTTTACATGAACCATTTCATGGCAAATTGTCGTAATGAAATCTTTAAGGGAAAGGTTGTTTGCAACATCAATTGTGAACTCACGATTTGTATCTTCTTGCATACACCAACCAACTGCATCACCAGTTAGTTTCTTGATGTTCACAGTAATCTCTAGCGTCCTCATACGAGGCATAAGAGTATCAATCATTTGTAGAACAACAGTTTCAGCAACATCTCTTTGAAACTTCTTACCACCGTTGACTTCAATATAATTCATAAGAATCACTCCTCACTTTCTATGGCTAG